GTTTTTCATGAATTGAAAACTTTTATTTGGTTCAACGGTAAACCTCAAGCAATGCGTTCTTACAATGATGATCTCGTAATGTCTTTGGCAATTGCTTGTTGGGTTAGAGACACAGCTCTTGCAGAAAACGAACGAGATATGGCATATAAGAAAGCGATGCTTGGAGGTGTCTTTAAAAGCACCACAACCATGAACACACAAATCAAAGGTCAAAATTTCTATAACGAAACATTTCAAGAAAAGCATAGGGAGGAAATAGAGAAGACAAAAGAGTTTCTCTGGATTTACAAAGGATAGAAAATGGCTCGTAACGAAAGAAACCCGAATAACAATCAGAACGATTTATTCAAAGCTTTAACAAGAATGTTCTCGGGACCTCTGACCCAACGAAGAACACAATCAGGACGACAATTACGACGACGCCACTTGGACATTTACGCAAAGCGTTTCAAGTCCGCATCAGGTCAGCAGTTCAAGAAGACCGAATACAACCCAATGAACATCATGACGCTCAACATGATCTCGAACAGAAACCGAGCAGAGCGTTACATTGATTTCGACCAAATGGAATTCACACCCGAGATTGCATCATCTCTCGACATCTACGCAGATGAGATGACAACTCACTCAGCATTGACTCCAATGCTTCACATCAAATGCACGAACGATGAGATCAAGTATGTTCTGCATTCTCTTTACTACAACATTATGAACGTTGAGCACAACCTTTTTGGTTGGGCAAGAACCATGTGTAAGTATGGCGATCTCTTCGTTTATCTCGACATTGACGAGAGCAAAGGAATTCAAAACTGCATCGGACTTCCTCCACAAGAAGTTGAGAGACTTGAAGGCGAGGATCCAACAAATCCAAATTATGTTCAATACCAATGGAACAATGCCTCTTTAACGCTCGAAAATTGGCAAATAGCGCACTTTAGAGTGTTGGGTAATGACAAACATGCTCCTTACGGAACAAGCGTCCTAGAGCCCGCTAGACGGATCTGGAGACAGCTTACTTTATTGGAAGACGCAATGATGGCTTACAGAATCACTCGTTCACCAGAACGCCGTGTTTTCAAGATTGACGTTGGTGGTATCGCACCTCAAGATGTTGAGCAGTACATGCAAAAGGTTATGACACAAATGAAGCGTCACCAGGTTGTAGACCCTACCACAGGACGCGTAGATTTGCGCTACAATCCACTTTCGATTGAAGAGGACTACTTTATCCCCATTAGAGGCGGACAGTCTTCTACGAACATTGAGAACCTTCCTGGAGGCCAATTCACAGCACAGATCGAAGATGTTAAGTATCTTCGAGACAAATTGTTCTCTGCTTTGAAAGTTCCCCAATCTTATCTCTCAATGGGAGAAGGTGCAACCGAAGACAAGACAACTCTCGCTCAGAAGGACATCAGATTCGCGAGAACAATCCAAAGGCTTCAACGAGTTCTTATCTCGGAACTTGAGAAAGTTGGAATCATTCATCTTTACACTCTTGGCTATCGTGGAGATGATCTTCTTAATTTTAAACTTGCTTTGAACAATCCATCAAAGATTGCTGAGATGCAAGAGCTTGAACATTGGAAGACCAAGTTCGATATCGCAGGAGCAGCCACAGAAGGCTTCTTCTCTCGTCGATGGATCTCTGAGAACTTGCTTGGCTTGTCTCAAGAAGAATATTTGCGAATGCAACGCGAGATGTTCACCGATAAGAAATTCATGGCTGCTCTCGAAGGTGCCGGACAAGATGGCGGCGGAGAAGGAGGCGACCTCGGAGGAGGTGGCGGTGGAGGTGGAGACCTCGACCTTGGCGGAGACTCTGGCGGTGGAGATCTTGATCTTGGTGGAGACACTGGGGACACCGGTAAAGATACCGGAGGTGGAGACACAGGTGGTGGAGCCGAACCAGATCTAATGGTAGAGCCTCCAGCAAAGCGTGATGATAATGCAAAACCTCGAGGACCTTATAAGAAGCATAAGTTGACTTACAAGAAAGGCGGAATGAGAAAGCAGATGGTTAACAGCGGTCTTGGCGAAACAGGGACAGCAAGAACAACATTCCCCGGAAAAGTCGGCTTTGGTGGTTTAGATTCATTGGCACGAGGTGTAACTGAATCTACCGATTTCGAAGAAAGCCAACTATTTAAATCTGAAGCTGAAATTAAAACATTATTAGAATCATTAACCAAGAAAGGAGATCAGGATGAAACACAATAAGAAAAGAAATACCGCTTTTCTTTACGAATGCCTTGTTCGTTCATTGACGAAATCTGTCATTCGCGAGAATAAACAAGAACAACAAATCGTAAAAGCAATCCTAAAAGAGTTCTTTGCAAAGGGAACAGTATTAGCTCAAGAGCTTGAGATCTATCGCTCTTTGCTTGAGTCAAAAGAATTGAAGGTAGATTATTCTCGACGCCTATTGGCTGAGACAAAGAAGGACTTTGATGCTATTGATCGCAAAGCCGTCTTTAATGAGCAGACAAAACTGATCAACAGAATCAACAAAGCTCTCGGCGCAGATTCATTTGGGATCTTTGTTCCAAACTACAAAGACCTCGCAACCGTAGGATTGTTCCTTCAACAAGATAACCTCTCAGCAAAGAAGCGCATCATGCTCGAGGACAATTGTGTTAAGTATCTTGGAAGATCAGAAAAGGTCCTTACAGAGATGAAGCACCTTGATAAGTTAGAATTTAAAATGTTCGTCAACAGATTCAACGACACTTATGAACACTCTTTGCTAACAGAACAAAAAGAACTTTTGACAAACTTTATCACATCATTTTCGGATAATGGTCTTGGTCTCAAGTCTTATCTAAATTCCGAAATTGGACGTCTTAAAGAAGCCGTAAGTGCCGAGATTGTAGAAGGTCGAAATCCTGCTCTAATTGAAAATTTTAAAAAAGTTAAGGCAAAGCTGGACAACTACGCATCTCAGCCTTTAAATGAGACCATAGTTGAAGAGATTTTTTACATCCAAGACCTTTTAGTGGAGGTGAAGCGACATGTCAGTTAAGATCAGAGTGGCTCAAGAAGAGCCAATTGTAGAACAAGAAGAAGGAACTGTTAAGATTAAAATCCAACGCGTTGATCAACCAGAAGAACCAAAAGAGCCAACCGTAAAGATTGAGATCCTAGACAAGGAACGTATCGAGTTTGAACTTCAAGCCAAGTCAGCAGTTAACGGAGACCTCATGATCTTTGCCCACAGAGACATCGACA